ACCAAAGCGAAGCGGCTCCTTGCACGCACCGCACCGGTCAGCCTGTGCCAGCCGTAAGGCCAGGTACTGCTCCATCGTCATCCGATGGTTGTAGAGCGTGTACTTGAGCACTCGATGTGCTCGTTCTTCTGGAGTCTCGTTCTCTCTGATCCTCCTCAATGCCAGAGCACGAGCACTAGGGTTCTCTGACCTGACGCGCATTTAGCGCTTCACTCCAAGGATCTCGCCTAGCGGCGTGAGCCGCTGAGAGCCAGAGCGCTTAGGGGATATAGGGGTTCTATTCTCTTCTCTCTCTCTTTCTCTTTCTCTGTCCGTCAACCCACCCTCTTTTCGTGCTCGGTACCTTTCTCCACGAGAGGTCGAGGTGGGGTCGACTTGATATCGAGAATAGTTCGACACGGCAATGACACCGTCTCCAGATTCGGTCAGGAGACCACTTTTCAACAGGCCTTCCACACCCCTGAACAGGCGTGCGCCGATGACCGTCTTGAGGTGCTGTCGGTTCTTGAACACTCCGCCGGAGCGCAGCAACTTGACCTCACCAATGATCGTGATGAACGCGCGGAACTGCGTGTCAGTCAGCGCCGAGATCTCTGCATCTCGATGTGCGTTTGCTACCCACTTGAACCAAACCATCTAGTCCTCCGCCTGTGTTAGTGGCTGGGAGAGGTGGAGGTCGCCAGTCTCTCCCAGCCGTAGTTGATGCCGCTCAGATCAGAACGGCAGATCCTCAATGCTCGTCTCGGTGCGCTCAGGCTCACCAGTTGGTGCCTGCTGCTGTGCGTTGACCCAGGCAATGCTTGGCTTGCGCTTGCAGAACTGGCCGTCGGTCTTGCCGCCGCAGGCGTAGAAGGCGTTGTACGCCTTGCCAGCCTTGCTGACCCCTGCCGGCTTGAACTGCCAGGCGGTGCGGTGGTCTGGGCATTCGCCCTCAGCGAAGAGCATTGCGGCTGCTACGGCCACATCTGTGCTCAGAACCGAAGGCTGAGAAGCCTTCACAGAATCAACGGAGACTGCCCTAGGAGCCACGGAGAGGCTCGTTCCTGTGCCTGACGCATAAAGAGACCGCCCCACACCGATCTGGGCTGCACAGCGGCGCAGAGCGTCGCTGGCGGCTGACTTGTATGGCTCGTCATCCTGCGCGCTATTTGGGTAGCCAAAGTCCTGTCGGACGGTGGTGACCCCATCGATCACGGCGATCAGGGTGCCGTGGACTACCTTGGCGGCTGCGTCTGCCACCTTGACCTCGAACTGCCAGCCAGCCAGACCGAGCACATCGTCAAGGCGCTGTGCCACGGCTCGCGCATCGGCGTAGGTGAAGGTCATGCCGCCGCGCCCTGGGCGCGACTTCAGATCCGTGCCGGTAAAAGGTGCTGCGAGCGCCGCTGCGATTTGCTTACTCATTGTTTCCCTCCTTAGGAACTGCGCGCAAGTATTTCTGGGGAACTCGCACATACCCCTCTCCGCTATCGCGGCCCACCTGCCAACCCTTGTCGGCCTTGATCCAACCGATCACATCGACCTGCGTGTAGCCAGTCTCAGGGATGGGATACGCCAGAACGACATAGCGCCCTAGCGTGCGATCCTTTTCCCTGACCACCAACCCAGCGTCAGGAGTGCGAACGCGCTTGACCTCAATGTTCTCGCCCACATCTGGCTCGTCGCTATGCAGGTGATGCTCACCTGCCGGCCAGACCTTGGCGTGCCACTCGGCATTGAAGACTCGTGCTACTGCACACTCGGCAGTAGCGGCTGCGAATGATGCCACCGTGTCGTCCTCCATCTTCTCGCGGTGGTAATAAGACTTGTCCTTGCTGTTGCGGTTCGCCATGTTGCGACCGTCTCCGACGAGACGCGCTTCGACCACCTCAGCGTCAGTGAGTTGGTACAGCACGCCACGCGGTGTGTAGGTCACGCCTCATCCTCCTTGCCGTGAACGCGGAACACGCGCGCACCTGGCTTCTCTGAGGTGAAGCGCTTGATGGCTTCGCCGTAGGTGTCTGGCGCAACGGTGCGGAGGACATCGGCGATGCTCTCCCAGTCCACCTTCACGCTGCTCTTGTTGGTCTTCCAGGTGGCAAGCCAGCCGCGACCCTTCACGCCTTCGCCGTCACCGATGGCCTCCTTGATGGCGATTGCCATCTCCTTGAGTGCAGCGTCCGCAGCCTCTGCCTCCACCTTCGCCTCAATGTAGAGACGCGCGATGTGATCGAGTTGCGGATCTGCCTTGGCGTAGGTGTTGCTGCTCTGCGGCTTGACCTCCGCGAGTGTGTCGCTGTCGTTGCCGGTCAGCGGCGGCGGAGTCTTGGTCTTGACCAAGTCTAGGAACGCCACGGCCTTATCGAACAGCAGCGTCTGGTAGATCGGATCAGCCTCAACGCGCTCAATGCGGAACACCAAGCCAGAGAGCAGCACAGCGACATCGCAGTAGGACGCGCCAGTGATGAACATCTGCCACTGCACCTGGTCGACATACTCAGGTGGCACTGGGTACAACTGCCAGCGGCTGCTCGTTGAGGTCTTGATCTCTACGAGACCGTCGGTGTCGCCCACGATGGTGCGATCTAACGATGCCATCGCCCAAGGGTGTTCCTTCAGGCGAACGATGCCGTTGCTTTTTCGCAACTTCTTGCCAGTCTCGGCGGTGTAATAGTCGGCGACTGCCTGCTCGAGCAACTGCCCACGCTGGGCTGCTGCTCCGACTTCCTGCTCACCGACATGGCCAGTCAACTCTGCCCAGAGTCGGTACGCAGTCTTGAATGGCGAAGTGCCGTTGATGGCGGTGATACCGGTGGCGGTGATGCCGCCCTTCCGCATCTCGAACCACTCTGGGCTGCGCTGTGGCGCAGATACAAACTCGTAGCGCTTGCTCACTTGACCTCCTGCATTTGCTTGAGCGCCTTCTCTGCGGCGCGCAGTTTGACCTTGGCGATTGCCAGTCGCTCCTCATCGCCTGACTTGTAGATGTCTACCACCTTGGTCCAATGCTTCACCATGCAAGGTGGGCAGAGACGCTCCAGCAGTGATGGCTTGGTCTCGGTTGCCATCTGCCGGTAGCAGATGCTGCACTTCCACTTGGTCATCGGATCACCAACTCGAACAGGATGACCGCGATGATCCACGCCGCCATCAATGCGACGGTGAACTTGGCGCGCTCTCGCGTTCGCTCTCGGCGCTCTAGACGCTGGTACTCCGATGTGAAGTACGGCCGCACGACCATCTTTGGCGTGGTCTTCCGGTTGACTTTCATACTCGTCCTCCCATCACCGTAAATGCAATCAAATAACCCAGGACTGCATACAGCCCAAGGATGATGCCGAGAACTAGACCCTTGCGAACAGCGGCGCGCATTAGCGTGCCGCCTTCAAGGTGATGTTGTTGTTGACGCACTTGACCTTGTAGATGATTGGGTTCATCTGGTAAGCGGTCACGCGAACCTTGCCAGTGAAGTTCTGGCCGTTTGATGAACTGAATCGGAAGCCCTCACCCAGGAGGGTGATGACTGCTGCCGGATAGTTCTCGCGAACGATGCGGCTGACGATTGCCATTGCGATGTTGCCCTGCATTTTGACCTCCTATGTCAGTCCAACCGTCTGGCTGGTTTCCTCCTGACAAGGTCAGTATATGGTCAACGGTTCGCGGCTGTCAACCGTGTTGCGTGAATATCTTTTATGCAGGTTTATAGCCCCTGGGTGGGGAGGGTCCACCCAGGGGAAGCCGCCTAGGACGGCTGCGACAAGTCCTCTAGAGCGAAGGCGATGAGGAGCCGTAGGCAGATGCCACACAGGAGCACCTGCTCAGACTCGACCTCCCAGACCCTGCTCTGTAACTCACAGACCGAGCAGGTGCCAAACGGCTTGGCCACTCGGACTGGCATGGCTAGTTGCGCTTGAGGCCGTATGCGCCGTTATCGCGGTCAAGCGCCTTGACCACGATGCCCAGCCCTGAGGCGAGACCGGCGGAGACGATGGTGCGGAAGTCGCCACCCTGGATGTCCAAGAGTGGGATGCCCAGACCGAGTGCCACCGAGATACTGACCGTGAGGAAGGTGCGGACAAAGTCCAGCGCGATCTCATCGATCTGCGTGTTCGCGGCAACATACTTGATACCTGCCCAGATTCGGTTCATGCCCTTTTCCTTTCTAGTCGCAGCGGCTGCTGCATTGATGACGGCGAGACCGTCTGCGGCGA